GATTTTAGAAATGAATTTATATCTAAATGGGATGCTGCTCATTTAGCAAAACTACAGTATGTTTGGGATAACAATGTTAATGATGCTAACGGAGATATATTAGTAGATGAAACAATTGAAGCTAAGACAATAAGATTAGGTGCTAGACCATCTAGCTACACCTCAGAATAATTATTTAAGTAATAACCAAGAAGTAACTATAAATTTTTCTTTATCTAAAGGAGGATTCCCTCTGTGCACGTACGGAAAAAAAGCTGGCCATATAGCTATTCTTCCTATTTTAGGTTGAACTCTAATTTTTTGATGTAAAAACTCTGTTTCTCCGCCTTCTACTTCATTTAAATAAATAGTAAACGCTAAAAATCTTGATACAGTATGATTATTAAAAACTTTTTCTACATGCCAAGCATGATAACCTTGACCTGGAGATGTTTTTTGAATTTTTATGTCTGTAAAACATAAATCAGAAAAAGGTTTATGATATTCTAAAATACTTGTTTGAGATATATAATGATCTAAAGCTTGTTTAAAATTAATAGTTATAAAATTTAATTCATCATGAGAAAATTCATGTACATTATTTTTTCCTATCATAGAACTAGTATCGTCAACCATATTTTTAGTAACTGCGTGATAAGAATTTCTAACAAAAGTTTTACTAAACTTCTCTTGTTTATGATAAAGGGTCAATACTTGATCACATAGTGTCTTATCTAAATAACCATCATAGATTCCAATAAAATCTTTATATTCTTCTTTTCTCATAATTAAAAATAATTAATGTTTAAAATATATCTAATGTCAGTATTTTTAGGTACTACTGATCTATGTAAAATATCACTATCAAAAAGCAATAATTGATTTTCTTTTGATTGTACAGTAATTTCTTCATTATTAATTTTTAATTGAGTGCCTCCGTCTGAATCTGTAAAATTAAGTATTCCTGTATTACATAAAAAAGTATTATCTACATGATAATTACCTGTTTTTTCAAAAAAAAATTCATTAACAAACATATTAAATCTCGCTTGAATTATTGCTTTTGCTTCTAATTTTAAAAGGATAGGGTTTATAAAATTGTAGTATAAATCATGGTTAATAATAAAATGTTTATAAAAAAGACTATGAGTAAAATAACCTTTGTCAGTTGGCGTGTTTGGTCCTGTAGATCCCAGTCTTCTTCTCCAAGGAAAATCTAAATGCGTGATAGTTTCTTTTATTTTTTTATAAAAATGTTCATCTAAAAAATTATCTATTACTTTATATTTCATTTTCTTAAATCTCCTTTAAAGTCTTTATATGGACCATTTTGATCTACATAATGTAGAAATACTTGTGGATTTGCTACGCCTTTAAATGCTTCTCTGCCGTGGTTTACCTCACAACCCAAATACATAACAGCGTCTCCTATTTTTAAATCTATCCAATTGTTATTAAAATGTATAGGCCATTTTGTACCGCAGTTATCTATACAAGCACTTATACTTATTTCACAAGATTCTCTATCTTTATGATCATTTAAAATAGCACCATTAATGTAATATCTCCAATAAGCATATGTTTCAAATAATTTTAGATTTGATATTTCTTCTGCTATTTTTTTCTTGTAGATCAATAAAGAATCCATCATAGGATCCTTATAATAAGAAGGAGAAAAAGGAGATTGATTATCAAAGTTTACATTTTTATATACAACATTTTTGCAATAGTTTTGTAATAAAGAAAGCTCATCTTTAGTAAAAAAATTAGGTATATGAATATATTTTTTTTCTCTTATGCCAGCCATGATACTACACTATACCTTATTCCTTCCGTGATAGGATTTATTTTATGTGGATATAAAAAATTACTTGGAAAAAATAATACGCTTCCTTTTTTTAAAGAGCACTTCATTATTTCTTTTTTACCAAAACTATCAAAAAAACAAAAATCTCCTCCTTGATAATCATCATTAAGATTAATAATACAAGTAAGTTCTCTAGTTGCATGTATAAAAGAATCTACGTGAATTTCATATTTACCACCTTTTTCATATTTTAAAAGATCAGATTGCACTAATTTTTCTAAACGCAACTGAGTAAATTTTGATAAATAGTTAGGTAAAATTTTAAAAATTTCATTGTTAATTAATTGAAAAAAAACAAAGTCGGACATATTGTTATATTTTAAATTATTATCATTTTTTAAAAATCTTCCTTTTACATTTCGTATATTTAAACTATCTTCTAATGATTTTGATTTTGCAATTGTTAAATTTTCTAATTCTATACTATTTATGTATTGAATTAGTCTATCTCCTAATGATTTATTAAATAACCCATCTACTTGAATTATAGCATCTCTTATATCCATAATTTAATCTTTAGAAGGAACTGTTCCTGTTAATTCGTTAATTCTTTTATTTTTATCCCAGTTGTTTAAATCACCAATATTAAAAATAAGATTGTATCTTGGTGGACCGTCTTCCGTGACTTCATTTACATAGTGAAGTAATTGTGGAGGGAAAAAATAATAGTCTCCCACATCAGGAACAATTTCTACATCTAATTCAGGTAGAATTAATGGAGCTCCTTTAGTTAAATATAAAATTCCATGGTAATCATTATGCATATGAGGTTTAACTGAATCTCCTTTTTTTAATTCATTTCCCCATGAATTTGTAACTTTTCTTTTTTCAAGAAAAAATTGTAGCCAAGGATTAGTTGTTTGATGTTTATTAATAAACCAAGTTAAAAATTTAATAAATAGAGGATGATTATTAAATAAATTCCAATCGGTTTTTCCGCCCAATACATTCGTAGCATAATATTCACTTTCTAATAAATTATTTTTTATGATAGTTATAAAATTAAATATGTCTTCTTTGTAAGGGTAATTTCCACAACTTATTTGTACCCCTCTTAAATAACTTACAAAAAGAGAAGATGAGTTACAGGATAATTTATCTGTATTTTTAATTTTTATCATAAATAATTATTGACTGGATATATCTTTTTTAATTCTTTTAATTCTATGTAGTGTTTATAACATAGCTCACAAAATTTAGTCAAGTATAAAACTTCTTTAAAGGTTTCCGCCTTATACATTGGGATACCATCATACCCTAGTTCTTTTGCTACTTTTAATCTATAATGTCCACAATGTATTTCATCGTTTTTAATAACACCTGGAAATAATAATCCATCTTCTTTTATATATTTTGTAACATTAGTTAAATGATCTTGTTCCCAATCAATTTTTAATTTATCTTCTACTACGTTAACTATTTTATTTGGAAACCAAATAATTCTTGCAGGCATTATATTCATTATTCTGTCGGATCTGGATTTCTAACAATTTTGCTTCTCTCCTTTTTTTCTTGAAAAATAGCTTTATATTTACCCTGATAAAGTTTTAATTTTTCTTCCCACCAGTTAGGTTCTTTGATTGTATAATGTGCATTTTTACCATTAGGTAAGTTTTGAATTGCTGCATAACAAGTAATAGTTAAAAATACAAATTTAGTTTTATTAAACAAATCTTTTAAAACATCATCAACTTTATCTTCTTGAACATGTTCCATAACATCAATACAAAGTGTTAAATCAAATTCTCTGTCTGGTTTATTTTCAAAATCTTTAACTGCGGGGTCATAACAAAAAACCATAATCCCTTTAAATAAAGTTTTTAAAAAATGTTTATGAAAAATGGCTTTGCCACATCCATAATCTAATATAGATTTTGGTTGTTTTTCATCTATTAGACTTTTAATATCATGTTTATACTCAGCTAATGCTTCCCCTGCCCAATTAGAATCATTTGTTTTATGAAATAATTTAGCTTGTTCTAGTGATTCATATGTCATATATTCTACTTTTACTTTAGATCTATACTTTATCAAAAAGCCATATATAATTCAAGTATGCCATTACAGAAGATACAATTTAAACCTGGATTTAATAAACAACAAACTGCAACCGGAGCCGAAGGGCAATGGATTGATGGGGATAATATTAGATTTCGTTATGGAGAACCACAAAAGATAGGTGGATTTCAACAACTCGTTGATAGCACCTTGGCAGGTCCAACGCGCGATCAGCATACGTGGACAGCATTAGATGGTAAAAAATATGCAGCTTTAGGTACAGCAAAAATACTTGTAATTTATTACGAACAAGATTTTTTTGATATTACTCCACTTCAAACAGCTGTAACTGGATGTACTTATACATCCACAACTGGATCAGCAACAGTTACAATTACAAAGGCAGCTCATGGATTATCTGTTGGAGATTATTTAATATTTTCTGCAGCATCAACTCCAGGTGCTCCTACAACAAGTTATATATCAACAAGTTTTACAGATAATACATTTGAAGTTAGCTCCGTACCAAGTTCATCTACTTTTACTCTTACCATGCCAACAACAGAAACAGGTAGTGGTGTTACGACAGGTGGAAGTTTATCTTTTCAAGCATATGAAATAATTGGTCCAGTTGCACAAACTCCTGCTTATGGGTTTGGAACTGGATTGTGGGGAGGTATAGTTACACCAAGTGTAACTACTCAATTAAATGGAGCAATTAATAATTCTGCTACAACTATTACAGTAGATTCAACTGCTGCATTTCCAACAACTGGAAGATTAGATATTGATACTGAATTAATTACTTATACTGGTAAAACAGCGACAGATTTTACAGGTTGTGTAAGAGGAGCAAATGGAACAACAGCAGCTTCTCATCTAGATAATGCAATAGTTACAAATGCTACAACTTGGCAAGACTGGGGAGAAGAATCTGCAGTAACAAGTGTTACACTCGCTCCTGGTTCCTGGTCGCTTGATAACTATGGACAGATTTTAGTTGCTACAATTAAAAATGGTAAAACATTTACTTGGGATCCATCTGCATTAGCAAGATTAAATACAAGAGCAACTGTTGTTGCAAATGCTCCTACAGCATCAATTTGTTCTGTTGTATCAGATAGAGATAGACATTTATTTTTATTTGGAACAGAAACTACAATTGGAGATCCATCTACTCAAGATCCGATGCTTAT